TAGTTCTGCTTCTGCTAAAGCTAGATCTAATGAAACATCTTTTCCTGCTTCTTGAGCTTGTGTCAATAATGCTATTTTTGTTTGTAGTTCAGCTTTTGTTATTGCTGCTTGTGCATCATTAACATTCTCTTGTATTTGTAATTCTTGTAGTTCTTTAGCTGCTTGATTTCTATTTCTTTCTGCAACTGCTATATCATTATTTGCAGAAGTAATTAATTTTAATAGTTTGTTTCTATCTGTTTCTAATTGAATATTTGTTAATAATAAGCTATTTTGTTCTCCAAAAAGAGGATTCAAGAAATTGTCAATAGTATCTGAAACCTTTTTATATTGTACTTGTTGCTTAAGACTTGCTTGCCTAGCTTGTTCCTGTTGTTTATTCAGTAATCCCTGAGCAATAGAAGTCTGAATCAAATTCTCAGCAGTTAAATCTGTTGTATCTTTAAAAGCTCTAAATTCATCTGCTAAATCTTTAATAGTTTTACCAGACTTAAGAGCAAAAGTTCTTTCAAAGAAAGGTAATTGTTTCAATCTTTCATTAGCTAAAGCAAAATCTCCAACAGCTTGAGCTAGTCCTGCAAAGCCATTAATTAATATAGGAGCTACATCAAAAGCAAATTCTCTAAATATTGGAAGCAACTCAGCTGCAACAGGGATCAATTCCTCCCCTATTTCCTCTCTAAGTTGTCTAAGTTCTGCATTTAAAGCTCTTGATTGGTTAGCAAAAGATGCCTGAGTCCTGTCAAGATCTCCAATTTGTACTGCTGCTTTACTTTGAATTAATGCAAGAGTAGCTAATGCCTTATCTTGTCTAGTTAATTCATCTGTATTTCTTTTAGATGTAATTTCAAAAGCTTTAGATTGTACCTCAGCTTCTGTTATTGCAATACCATAAGTTTTAAGAGCTTCTCTTTCTCCAACTAATGCTGATCTAAATGCTTGAAGTACAGGCTCTGCACCTGCTGAGATATTAGAAAAGGAAGCTACATCAGCTGCAATCTTTGTTAATTCTATTGAAAGATCTGCTGAGGCTTCTTGTGTGAATCCAATACCCTGTGCAACTGCACCTAATGTTGCTTGAAGTTGTTGAGCTTCTCCTACAGTTAAACCTGCTTTATTAGCAAAATCCTCTAAAAATAATGTTGCTCTAGCTGCTGCTGTTCCAAAAGTGGTATCAAAAGCAGCTCCTGCTTCCTCTGCTGATACTGCTGCATCTAATGCTGATTTTGAGAAGTCTAATAATGATTTAGCAGCAAATATTGCTCCACCTGCTATTGCTGCTTTGCCTAGTCCAGACATACCAGAAGCAAACTTTGCATTCTCTTTAGTTCCTTTTTCAACAGATTTATTAAAATCTTTAGTAGAATTAGAAACCTTATCTAAACCTCTTGAAGTTTTATCTGCTCCTGTTAGCTTTAGGAACATCTCCAAAGTTGCTCTAGCCATTATCTCCTCAATTTACTTCTAGCATTAGCTTCTGTGATAGCTTTCTGCTCTTTTTTGTTTCTATCTATGTAGTATAACTTCCAAGACTCAAATTCTTGCATACTCATATTTTTTCTAAGAGCATCTACTGTCATGCCTAGATCTAAAGCTAGTCTAAATTCAAAAGCCAACTCTGTATTATTCTGGAAACTCAGAGGCTATAGAAGCCTGATCCTCCTTAGTCCAAGCCATACACCTATAAATTCCTATAAGAACTTTATCTACTATAGATGGTGTAGCTTTACTATAAAACTCCTCAACTTGTTCTAAATCATCAAGCTGTGGATCTTTTAAACCTTTTAGCAAAAGGTGTTTTTCAAATAAGACTTCATCTTTAATTCCATCTGTTTCAGATAGTTCATTGATTTCTACTGCATCAGCTTTAGTTAAACCTGTAACTAATACTGTTGCATCCCATTCAGGTATCTCAATCTCTTTCTCTGGTAAAGATGGTGCATTAGATATATCATCCATGCTAAGTCTTTTCATGATAACCTCTTTTCTGTTGTGAATTACTTAAGTTATATTTTAAGCAGTTCCCTCAGTTACATCTCCACTAACTTGAAAAGCTGCTGAGAAGCTTACTGCTCCTCCTACATCTGGTGTTCTATCATAAGATGTCATTATTGCTTTTCCTGAAGCTTTAGGATTTCCTCCTGTAGTTCCAATTGGATAGAACTCAAAATCTCCCTCAACTCCTAGTATAGCTTTGAGATAACCATCAACAGTTGCATCAAAAGATCCTGATATAGTGATATTTGAATCCTTTAACCCAGATACAAAAGCCTTACTGCTATTTGAAAAAGCAGAAACCTCAGCTACATCAGCAGTTCTTGAAACAGAAACATCTGTTAAAACATTAGAAATATCTCTCAATGTTCCTCCAGAGTCATCTATTTTAAAAGCTGCACTCTTTCCATGTGTAAATGTTGGCATTTATCCTCTCCTCTATTTCCTTAATTTATCCCTGTGCAAATCCTATAGCTACTGTAAAACTAGGAGTTGATCCTCCTATTGTTAGAACAGCTCTAGCATACCTAGCAGGAGCACTTGCACTTGTCTTTAATTCTGATGTCATTCCTGTAGCCTGAGTAAATGTAATATAATCAGAAAAGGAACTGTTATCAGAACTTGTTTGAATCTTAGCATCTAATGTTGGGCTTGTTCCACTTGCTGCTGTAACATGTAAAACTGCTCCTCCTCCATTAGTTCCTGCTGCTCCAAAATCTACTGAAGTTTGAGTTGATGTTGATGTAAAAGCTGCTGGAGCAACCAAACTTTTTCCATTAAAAGCATCTCCATCAAATTGGAATGCTATTGCTACTGAAACAACTCCTCCAACATCTGCTGATCTGTCATAAGATGTTGCAATAGTAGTTCCAAAAGACACAGCATCCCCTCTTGTATATCCAATAGGTGCTATAGAGAATGCTGCCCCAGATCCACCAAGTTGAGCTAAATACTCTGCATTGGCATCTGGGCTAGATGTTGTAAAGTAACCAGATAAGGTAGCTGTGCCATCCTTTAATCCACTTACAAAAGATTTTGAGGATGATGAAAAAGTGCTTGTTTCAGCTACATCAGCTGTAAGTGATAAAGAAGCATCTGTTAGTGTATTTGAAAGGTTAGTATTATCTAAAATTATTACTGCATCTTTACCATGTGTAAAACTAGGCATTTATTTCTCCTCTATCCAAGCTTCATTTTCTACTGTTGATGGATCATCTTTAATAAATTTACCATCATTAGTTCTAGCTCTTTTCATTTTACTATTAACTTTTTCTGCTGCATTATTCTTAATCAATGCTTTAGCTATTTTATCAGGCAAGTCTAAAACTTCTCCTGCTTCTGCTCTTACTTCTTTTTTATCTAGTAGGAAATCACTTCCTAATAATATTTTAATTTTCATGCTATTACCTCTATATTGAATGTTACACCAAGATAGCTAGTTCCCTGTGTTACTTCATATTCTCCATAATCAGTTGCACTTATTACTCTAACAGACATAGCTGCACCACCCAAAGTAGGATCTCCCTCAATAGCAGCTTTTATAGATGTTGATCCTGTTGAGGCTAAGTAAGCATCTACCTCATCTTGTGAAGTCTGAGCATCAATTCTTGATATATATACAACAATAGGAATTTCATAAGTATCTGCACCTCTAGCCATTGTTGAATCATAGTTGAGAGTATTTAGAGGAGCTACTAGAGCTATAGGAGGCACTATATAATCTGGCACAAACTCACTTGCAGTAAGTCCAGAAATAGTTTCTAATCTTGTTTTAAGTCCATCTCTTATACTTGTTAAAGCTGCCATTATTCAACACCTCTACCTATAAGATGACATCTACACTCACAAAGATTGTCATCATCTACTGCACTATCAAAACCACAAAAGTTACAATAATATTCAATCATCTAACACTCCTAGCTATATCTCTTGCAATCAATTCTAACATCTCTTGCCCTCTGTCCTTAATCTCTTTTTGTTTCTCAAAGACTACACCACCAATAAATGGCTTCATCTTTAAACCTCTTTTAGATATTGCTCTAGCTACAAGAAATGGATTCATTTTAGGTTGTCCTCTCTTAGCCCACCTAGCAAGACTAGATCCCTCTTGATATGGAGGAAAAAATGGTCTAGTTTTTTTAACAGGGCTAAATCCTCTATATATTGGCTTTCCATGAATAAAAGGTGCATATTGTTTATCTGTAGCTAATTTAAAGCCCTCTGACATCCTAAGCCTGTTTGTATTGCCTAACTTAGCTGTAAATACACTTCTCCTAGTTGCTCCTGTGTTTTTGTTACCTCTACCTGCTTGAGATCTAGGAGATGGCTTATTAGAAAGTGCATTTAAAGAATCTTGCTTAAGTTCTTTTGCTAATTCATTAAAATAATCTGTACTTCTTTTATTCCAGATTGTTTGTGAATTTATTGATCTAGATAAGTCTAAAGCTCCATTTAGAGTAAGTTTCATCTGTCATACTGTCTATTGGTATTGATTGCAGTAAGTCCAACATAAGGTCTGCCTGATGCAAGAGTAATTGTTGTTTTCTTAAATGAT